CTTCAGTATCTGCAATTAGAGCATCTAAATCATAACTATCTGCAATGACAGCTGATGTAGCAATTCCGTGTCCTCTATCTATACTCATAATTCAGTCCTATGGGTTCCTTAAACGTCTACGCATAGCAAGAACTGCTAGTGCTAGTCTTTTCTTTTTGCTTAGTTTTGCCATTAGTATTGTCTCCTCTTAACTTAATAGAGAAGTCCCCCGTTAGGAGGACCTCTGTGGTTAAATTAAGAAGATAATTCTTGAATTGAACCTGGTCTAACAACCTTAGTACCGTAGACAGTATCTGCAGTGAATAGGTCAGCAAGTTTCTCTTGCTTGTACTGAGTCTGTGTACGAACTGACTGTTGTGTAGCAAGTACTGTAGAATCTTTCTGGAATAAGAAAGCTTTCTCAGTAGCACCTGTACCTACTTGTGTAGACATAAATACTGGAATACCATAGATTGAACCGATATTACCAGTTCTGATTGCAGAACCATCACCGATGAACTGTTGCTCAGTAAATCTGTCAGTAGACATTAGAGCAGTCATACAAGATGGAGTTACAACTAGGTATCTGTCATTAACTGGAACATCTGCATCATTAAGAACTTCGATAGCACCTAAGATTGAAGCATCCCAATCAGTTACTGAACCAATAACTGCATTACCGCCAGTTAGAGCAGAAGCTCCGTCCATAGCAGTGATAAGTGCAGAATCTACATTACGAGCTAGAGCGTAACCAGCATCGTCAGTGTAGAAGCGTCTCATTGAATTTAATGCTTGTAACTCAGCGATATCTTCGATGTACATTGACCATTCATAGTGCTGATCAATGCTTACGATGATATCAGCCGCTGTATCTGTGATTGCAGTTACATCTGAATCTGCAACTTTAGCTGAAGCATCGTTTCTACCAGGGTTAGGGATATGAATTGTATCACCTTTCTTACCTTGGTGGTTGATATTCTTAACTAGGTTTGCTACAACCAAGTTAGATTTATATGTTGCGATTACTTCATCACTCCAAATTTCTGGAATAAACTTAGTAACCGTAGTGGTAGTCATATTAGCCATTACTTTTACTCCTTATGATTTATATAGCTATTTAACCCTACCTTCTGAATATGCCTTAAAAATTTCACTTTCCATAGACTCATACTTTGCAGGGTCTTGTATTTTTAAGCGAATAAGATCAGCACGTCTGTACGTCTTACCGCTTCCTTTAGAACCTGTTGAAGCTCGTGATTCAGTTTTTCCAGCTTTAAGTGCAGCTTGTCTATCTGCTTCGGCTTGTTCTTTAACTTCTTGCGTCTTATTAATCATTGCTCTATCTTTCCAGGTAGTCAATAACTCATTAGCTGCATCGTAGTTATAAGCATCTGCCGCTTGGAATAACTGTTGACGAATTTTACTTCCTTGAACCCAATCCAGAAAACCTTTATCTTGTACGATACTAGTATAATCAGGATGTGCTGTTTCCAGTTGTGTCTTAGCAGCTACTTGTGCTTGTTGCTGTTGAAAACCTGAAATTCTTGAAATTTAGGATGGTTCTCAATTGCTTTGTTGACCGCTGCATTAGGATCATCAAAGAAATCTGTAGGTTCTTCCTCAACTTCATTTTTTTGTAGATTTTGCTGCATTTGTGACTGTAAGAAACTGTCTGATAGTTTTCTGAGTTCACCTACTTCCTGTGCTTTTCTACCTAGTTCTTTTTCTAGGTTCTCATAACTATTAATAACATCTTCCAGTGATTTACCAGCAAACTTATCAGGTACTGCATATTCTTGTTCTGTTGATTCTTCAGCTTCGGCTTCTATATGTTCCTCTACTGTATCATCAGCAATTTCAAATGTTTCTACTGCTTCGTTTGTTGTTGGTTCTACTGTTGATTCAGGAATTTCTGAACCAGTCGCTTCTTCAGCGTCTACTACTATACTTGTCATATTTTTCTCCGTCCTTATGGATTATGGAATTGTAATGGCAGAGCTATAAATCTAGTTCTTCTGCCGCCGATTTTGTCGTATCTTCTAAAGCAATTATTTGCCTTAAAATTGACAACTGACCTCTAGCAAACCAAAGGTCTTTTTCACTTTCAATAGAATCTAAATTGTTAGTCAAGTCTTCGAGATTCTTTAGTTCTTTAACTAAGTCTCTCCA